CAGATGCGCTGTAGTATGGGTCGTCATGATATGATCTCCTTGTGCTTAGCGGTTGAAGATGCTCTAGCTGATATAATAGCTGACGAGATTGCCAAGAAAGAATTGCCTTATTTGAAAGCTGAAATGGCACTTGATCAGAATTCCCAAGAGTTACGTTATGGTCCCATAGTTAATAATTTGTATAGAATTAGAACAATCGAAGAAACCCCTTATGGACCCGTTTGGAAAGATAGAGTCAATGTTTTGTTTGTACGTGGGCGTATAATTCTAACAGTACGCCATGTTGTTAATTTCCTTAATGAAGAATGCTCCTTAGTAAATCCTTTTAACATTGATGGTCTTAATTTTAAGAAAAGTGATTGCAGATTTATTCCTTTGACAACATCCCGAAATGAAGATTTAGATGCCGTTTTAATTGAACTTCCTCGTTCTATAAATGGTCACAGAGATATTATTAAGCAGTTTACATTGCAAGAAGATCTTTGTAAATTTTCAGAAATTCCCGGAAACCTACCACACCTGCGATATTTAGGAAAGCCAGGTGGTAATAGATTGTTGTCATATAATGATTATTCCTTAACTAGTATAACAACCTTAGACAGCATGGAATATGTATTAGATGATATGGATGGAACTGCTCGAACCCTGCAATTGAGACAAGGATATAGATATTATGCTGAGACTAGTGGTGGCGACTGTGGTGCTCCTTTATTAGCTTCTGCTCCGAGTTTATCACGTAAGATACTTGGTATACACGTAGCTGGTTATAAAGGAGAAGCATGGGCTGTTCACATAACACAGAATATGATAGATCGAGCTTTGAGAAGTATTTCTTTTGAAGCCCAAATAAAGCTCGATTTACCATATACTGGTGAACACGTTGTTCCTGAAGGCAATTTCATGCCAATAGGAAAATATCCCAATGTCTTACCACGCCCCACTAAGACTGAATTGAGACCTTCCCCTATACACAATTTAGTTAAAGAACCCTTTAAACAACCCGCAGTTTTGAAGCCCATAACCATTGATGGTGAACGTGTTGATCCATTAATGACTGGACTTAAGAAGTGTGGTGTTGTAACTCCGACTATTGATATTATGACACTCCGTAGATGTAGAATTGCGTTAACTTCTTTCCTTAAGAAAAACCGTAGTAAGAGTTTTAAAGGTATTCTTACTGTAAGTGAGTCAATAAAAGGCTTACCCGGAGATGATTTTATCACCCCTGTTAAACGACGATCATCGCCTGGCATTCCCTGGTGTTTTCAAGCTGGAGGTACAGCTGGAAAACGAAAATGGCTTGGCGATGGTGAAGATTATATTTTAGATCACCCCGATTTAATGAATGCTTTACAGAAAAGGTACGAACTTGCATGCAAAGGAGAAAGAATGGAAACCATTTGGGCTGACACTCTCAAGGATGAACTTCGTCCTATAGAGAAAGTTAAAGCTGGGAAAACCCGTGTTTTCTCAGCTGGTCCTATGGATTTTGTTATTTTCATGAGGCAATACTATCTGCCTTTCTTTGCACATATGATGCGAAATCGTATTCATAACTTTTGTGGAGTTGGTATTAATGCAACTGGTGTAGATTGGGAAGTTCTTACTAAGAAGTTGCGATCCAAAGGTAGCAAAGTTGCTGCTGGCGATTTTCGTAACTTTGATGGTACTGAGCTTGCTGAAATCCTCTGGGCTTGTTGTGACATCATTTGTGATGTTGAAGACGACCCTGAAGACCCAGATAATGATTTAAATCGAAAGATACGTAAAGTTATTTTCTGTGAGATAGTGAATTCCATTCACTTACATGGTAATAATATTTACGGTTGGAATCATTCCTTAACATCTGGAAATCCTGGTACTGCTGTTATTAATACCCTTTACATGTTTTGAGTATGATGTATGTTTTCTGTAAAACTACTGACTATTCTCCCTCCTATTTCTTTGATCATGTGTATATGGTCGCATATGGTGATGATAATATCATCAACATGTCCGATTTCATAGCCCCTATATTTAACCAAGTAACCATTACCCGTGGTTACGCTGATATTGGAATGGAGTACACTGACGAAGATAAGACTGGTAATATTGTGCCTTTCCGTTCTCTTTCTGAAATTAGTTTCTTAAAGAGAAAGTTTAGGTACGATACAGACTTATGTCGCCATGTTGCTCCCTTGGACCTTGACACGATACTTGAAATGACTATGTGGGTCAGAGGAGATCTAGATCACAATGCTCGGTGTGCCATCAACATAGAACATGCATATCGTGAACTCGCTATGCATGGTCGTGATGTTTTTGAACATTGGAGTGTGATTTTGGATAAATTGGCTCACACCCACCTTACGAACCCTCCCATCCTATATGATTATCTTGATTATGTAGGACAAGAATTTGAATGGTAAAGGCTCCCGGAATAGGGCTCTCTGTCTATGGTGTAAAGTATGAGAGCAGCAAATCCCGAATCCGGGTAGTAACAGACGAGGGCTATTTAGCTCGATTACACACTGATGCGTCTTTAAATATAAGTCCTGTGTAACACCCGTCATTTAGGTGGAATGAGTGAACCACTTACTAGACGTAAAAATTACCCACTTGCTACAACTAATAAAGAATCCTCCAGTCCTTCCGGAACTACATCCGGATTTTCCGACGATGGAAATCTTGCCAATAAGAGTTCGATGAACACTATTGGTGATGTTTCCAACGCTATTGCTCAACCCGACGTTACACCAGAAACTCGTTCGCAAGAGATTACTGGTTTTATTGACGATGCAACAACTATGAATGCTAGTCTACCCCATTTAGTCACACCATCACCAACGGTGATTAGTGACTCTATGGAATCTAGAATTCATACCATAGTTGATGTTTTGTCAAGACCTGTAAATGTTGCGACTGGAATTTGGTCCACGTCCTCTTTACAAGGCAATACGATCCTTTCTTTAGATTTTCCCCAGGCTATCTTTAATAAATCAGTAAATGTTGTTGATAAATTAAATTTCTTTGCTTTCTTTCGTGCTGACGTTTGTATAAGAGTTATGGTGAATGCCAACACTTTCCAACAAGGTAAATTACTTGGCTACTTCACTCCTTTTACACAATACGTGGGCGAACGTGCTAATGTTTCTAATTTCTTAACTTCAAAAACAGCATTTCCTCATGTTATTATTGATGCCTCAACTGGTAACTC